CGATTGCAGTATTTGAAGCAGTGTCAGTGACGTATATCAAAGCTTGATAACTACTGTAGTCGTGCGGCGACGGAAAAATAATCCTGTCGTTTACTGTATCGATGGTAATGTCCGAAGTACCTTCTCTAAAGTAAAAAGCGTCTCGCGGATCAGGAAGCCGCATATATGGATTTACACCGCCCAAAAAGAAGTCGTCAGTTTCACCTGTAGGAGTAGCACTCACATAAGATTGTGTGACTGTAGAGACCGTTCCTGCAGAAACGTTATCGGTTGAAAATTCTAGAGTAGATTTTGCAAAAGAATTAGCTAGAGCCATCTTCGTATCTAACGTAAAGTTAGTAGGATCTACTGTATTAACAGTAAGCTCACTGGTAGGTGTTGCACCATCCGTAGTAATACCGCCTATGTTAGACAGTTTAAATTCCGTACCTGAGTAAATAGCCCCCGGGAAAACTTGGGTGAACGTGTCTTTAATACTTCTAGTTGCACTAAACACAGTTTTTGCCTTGTACAAAAACGTGTTGTCGTCAATTTTAGCGGAAACAACAAAGCCGCCATCCGCTGCTACGTCCGCTGATCCTTGAACAATCAAAGGAGAACCGCGCTGCAAACCGTGAGTTTCTTCAGTAACCACGGCCACAACATCGCTACCCGCTGTCACATCCATAGACGTGATTGTAAGTGAAAAGTCCCCTGACCGAGAAAAGAACGTCGGGATGTTAGCTGTAAGCTCTAAGGTTTCCCATTTTGTGGACTGCAAACCATATTCAAAGTCAGTGTCAATCAGGTTTTCAGGATTCGATACACGAATCTTAGAAACAGGGTCAATAAACCTGTCGTTAACGGTTATATCGGTAGAACCCTCGTCAATAAAAATCTGAAGCTGATCTGTGTCAGACATAGAGCTTGTATCATATGCGAGAGTTACCGTTGTGGTGGTATTCTCATAATCAAACGATACGTCGCTAAAACCAAAGGCCGGATCGTTGAACTGATACACCACCACATTGTCAGTCAGGTTAGTGATCAACTGCCAACGTTTTTGAGCATAGATATCGTTTACTGTTATCGTTCCCGCAGACGCATCAAACGTATAATCGAAAACAAGCTTCTTACCCATCGTATTCTCCTAGCCCAAGGCTATCGCTAGTGCTACTGCCTGTTGGTCTGTCACTGTTCGTGCTGCAGGAAACGTTATAAACACAACCTTGTCCCCTGCAGAAAAATTTACTTTTGCGCCGTTGTTAGAACTGGAATAGACGGTATCTCTACGCAGTGTGTTAGTTGCAGAGTACGTCCCTAGTCCTACTTCCCATTGTGTACTGTCAGCGGTGATCGTGTAGTACGTTTCTTCGCCAACCGCCAACACATCAGAAAACGCAATAAAACTACTCTCGGCTCCGGCAAGAGTAAAATCTCCAGTACCAGTCGTTGTACTCGTTTCTTTTATCCTGTCGAAAACCTTTGGCATTTATGCGATCCGAATAATAGCGTTGTTTTGGTCTGCGTTTGGAAACACAACTTGGAACGTACCACTTGATGACGATTTATCGGCACCAAACGCCAGAATCGCAACCATTGGGTTTGTTACAGAAATGGAACCTGTATTAGGTGTGCTGTTATAGATAAACGCACCAAACGAAGTAATTGTGGAGCTTGTCCACTCAGCGTCGTTAAAATCTGTAATCGCAGTTGTACCATCAAGAGTAGGATCAACACTGGTTAGGTTTTCTCCTGTAGAAGAATACCCCGAACCTGTGTTCTCGGCTGTTGCTGAACCCACCTCCGCGTAGTTTGCGGTGCCTGCGCCAAACGAACCTGTCGCGCCTGCCTCGTCCTTAAACAATCCAATCTTAAAAGTATCGCCTGCGGCAGCGAAGTCGTGTACACCAAATAAAAGCTCTTTTTTAAAGGAGCTACACATTGCCGTAGTCAAAGTTAAAGCCATTTAAAGTCTCCTTATATACTCAGCAAGTTCTGGGTAACCCGCTTCTATTATGGCATTATACACAGTTACGCGGTCATTGCGAACTGATCTTTTCATGAAGTGTGTTAACATAGATACGAGGTTTTTTCTATACGCTCGTGCCTGATCCTTAACTTCCTCTGTTGCTTCGTCCGAAATGTATAGGATCTTGTCTGCACACTGCTCTGCTAACTCTTCAGGAGTTAGGCCCCTATTATCTGTTGTGATAATCTTAAATGGGGGAGCTTCCATGTTCATTGTTTCTGTCTCACTACCTTACCAACACGATACTCATCGGTGGTTTGTTTTGCCTCACCTAGCATCTTAATACCCATCAACGACTCTTGGAACCGTGACTGGTACATCTGCATAATATCAGGCTCTTCTTTCATGTATACACCCGCCTCGATCAAGGATCCATAGAGCATAGCCATCTCAGCGTTCTTACTGAGCCATGTTGTGCCGCTCTCGGCTCCGGCAGTTAAACTGATCGGACGATAGAAATAACTTAACTGACAACGGAAACTTAGACGAGGTTTGGGCGAAAGAATGAAGTTCTCTTCGTTAAACTGAGCGTAGTATTTAGGATCGCCAGTAGTATCCTCGTTTCCCTGATACTCCCGTAAAAAACTTATATCTTTAAAATCAAGATACGCTATGTCTGAATCAGGTTTTGTCGCATCATAAAAAGCTGAGTATATCTCAGGTCTAGCAGCCATATATGGCAGCATGTAATCTTCTATATATGTAATTTCATCGTCCGTAAGGCTGCTTGTTATTCCCAACACATAGTTGTTCATTTTTGTTGAGTCTGCCGCTACTACTTGAGCGTTTCCACCCACAGACCCTAACGCAATACCGGGAAACGCCTGTGTATTCTCAAATAGCTCTACAAAATCTATCGGAGTTGTCACACCCCCAGATGTCTGAAAAATAGCTTCTGCTAAGTTTGAACGGTTCTGTTCATTCCAACTAGCACCTGTCGGATATTTTGGAGCCGTTGTATAGCTAAGTGAAAACGGAGCCAAAAAGTCAGATGGAACCTCTAAGTATTCGTTCTTGCCAATTACTTGAGCAGTAGAGTTTTGACGAAACAAATCTAACTGCACGTTTTTTAGTATACGCTCTTCTGCCTGACGAATGAACAAAGGGATGTTACGAACAAACGAGGGCTCGTTGTTTTCTGTAAAATCCTGAATCGCGGTTTTTAGTTCTGCGTACGTAAAACTCATGATGCTAATACCCCTACAGTTCCAACTTGGCCTACTGATCGAGGCATTGCGTTGTTAGGTAACTCTACCAAAGGAACTCCTACGTATACCTGAATTGGTTCCACACGATCAGGTCGAGCGTCTCGTAACGCCTGTGGATCTGGTCCTACACGAGGAGGAAATAATTGTGGGTGCTTTGGTTCATACTCATCAGGACCAACCATAGCCCCGGTCCACTCTTTTTTCATATCGCGTAGACGATATCGAAAACCCGAGCGGTCTGAAATGCCCCATGCGTCTTTGCCACTTGCGTATGCCATTAGACCCTCAAATACGATATGCTAGGTTGCAATTTAAGTGGAGTCCGGCCCTCGTCTTCGTCTGCCGCACGTTGGAACTCTTCCTCATAAACAGATTTCAAAATCTGAATACGATCAGGGGCTCTTTTCATAGCCATGTAGTAAGCTAGCCCTGCCACCATGCAAGGATAAAAACGGAAAGGCATGTCGGTAGTGTTTGTTAGTGTGTCCGCATCTTGAATGCGCTGAACATAGTAGTACACCAACTGATCGGTAGAGTTTTCCGGCACCGCCCAGATATTAATTACAGGCGCAACCTGACGGTCAAAATAGAACTGACTTGGACGACCCTGTGTTGTTTTGTCAGGAAGCGTCATGTAATCGCCTCGACTGATTCGGTCTAGTTCATAGTCAGTTCCGTTTCTACGTAGAACAACTTCTAATAAATCAACCACATCCGCAGTTAGCGTTTCTTGCGCCTGTCCCGCAGTTAAGGTAAGCACACCCTGCTTCACGGTCCACAAGTTTAAACCCCGGTTGGCCCAGTCTGCAAACATAAGATTTAATGATCGACGCGCTGTTTTAGCGTCGTAACCTGTGCGAACCTCCAAGCCACAACGCTCGTAGGCTTCTTCAATTACCTCGGCAACGTCGAGGTTAAAGTCTCTTGAACCAGATGTCGTCATGACTCAACTTTCTTTTTCCACTCGTGGCACTCGACTGCAATAATCTCGTACCCCGGATATTTCATCTGCAGCGATATCACACCGTTCTGCATAAAGTCTCCGACGCATTGATCTCGTGTGGGAAACGAAGGGCCTCCAACTGCAAAACACATGTTTTGCGCACACATAAGAACAAACGCCGTAAACATTACATCACTTCTTCTTCCTCTTCTTAGCAGTCTTTGCAGCTTGCTTGAAGTTTTTTGCCGATGGGGCACCTTTGCTTCCCGGCTTTCTCATCTTCTCACCACTCCCCGCTTTGATACGTTTCCGTTTAGCGTGAATATTAGCGTATAATCCGGGCCTCTTTGCCACTTTACTTCTCCGTCCAGTTGATGTCTGTCGTGCCTGTTGGCTTCTTGAGATCGCCATAGCTAACCTTCTGTATATTTTCCATCAGCACTTTCAACATCTCGTGATTTTGTGAGACCATGTCGTTCGTGTGTTTCATTTCAACTTCCATTATAGCAGTTCTTTTGTCTAAATCCACTAAAGTAGTTGTTGTCCAATCCACCCACTTTTGAATCACCATTCCATAACTAGCAACAACGCCTACTACTATCATAGTTGCTAATGTAAAAACGATGTGCTTCTGCTCCATTTTAACAGTTCCATCTCTTACGTGCTGCTTTACCGCGTTCGCCAGTCCATCCACGGCTACGCGCACAGAAAGATTTCTTACGAGCCTTGTCTTTTTTCGACTTTGGGTTTGGTGCAGGAGCTTTAAGATTTGATCCCGTTTGACGGTTGTACTTGGCTCGACCTTTGGCAGTGAGTCCCGCTCCCTGCTTAACTGATCGTTTCTCGCCACGACCCACAGATAACTTAACACTTTTCTTTTTCTTTCTTTCTGCCATTACATCGGTCCTTGCTCTTTAATCAAAAAGCCATCTCCAAAGATCCCTACATCTGCCGTTTGACCAGACATCTTGGCTTGAAACTCAATAGTTGATTTTTCTGAAACCTTAAAGGGAAGCGTTCGTGCGATATCCATTCGAGACACAAAGCTAGTTTGTGCCACATCAAAAACCCGCCCGTCAGAAAACGTGACTTGGTTTCTAAAGGTCATGATCTTAGTGTCATTGTTTGCCGTCGCGGTAAATGCATCAATCCGTCCAAGATAGAACGAGTAACCCGCAGGTACTGTAAACACCGCAGCCTGATTCCTACCGCGACCTGCAATGATTTTTGCATAAACTACTGAGTTAACCTCTGCCGTAATGTCTCCATCAGCGTTACCTTCTACCAAAAGTAAATCATTTATACGGAAAAAGTTTTGTTGTGTTTGCGCACCCGCAGTTCCATTTAAAGCAACTACTTCACGTATTTCGTTGTAGTCGCCGTCAACACCCACGATTAAAACTTGCGGTCCTTCCGCGTCATCCTCGCTAGTGCTTATTATATCCAACTTTTGCTCTGCGCTAAGAAACGGCAATGCCGTGTTGTTTTCCCAAGGTGTACGAAATGTTGTACCGATTGCAGGGTTTGTTCCAAACAAATTGCGAATAGAATGGCCCGGAATCTGCCCCCGGGCCACCTGTAGTTCGAAAGGCTCAGATGTGCCGACCTGAGATATAGACCGTAGATCGTGAACCATGACGACTCCTTACGATAAGATGACCGTCAATTCGTTACTCGCACCTGTAAACGCAGAAACGTAAACCCCTTCAGAGGCAATGATGCCGTCATCAGGAATGTTCATAACATGATGCCCAGTAGGAAATTTTTGCGTAAGAAGTGTTTCACCACTTGCGCTACCGTTCTTTAACGTGAACTCTCCTGCCGCTGCACCGTAAATTACGATCTGACGTAAACGAGAACGAGAAGGACCAACAATCCCTGCGGATGTGCCCTGCGCCCAGTTATACGCTTTTACGGGACCTGCCATTGTTACTCATCCTTCTTTTTACGAGGACGCTTAACAACTTTCTTCACCGTCTCCCACGCTTCGTTTACGTCTGGAGTCGATGGGTCATCTGCCTTGAGCGTACCATCTGAGTTTCTAGCGCGTTTCTTCTCGGTTTTTACTCCGATTCCACGACGCGCTAGTTCTTCTTCACTAGGAGGTTTAAACCTACTCATCGGTTACCCTCCTTATGCGCCTGCGATTGTTGCGCCTGTGTCTGAACGCTTCCAATCTGTGCCGTTAGAAAACGCTAGGATAGCAGAACCCGCCGCGCCGTCAGAAACGTACACAAGTGTTCCCGCCCCTGCGTCTGAAGCAGATGGTGCAGTTGCTACAGTATATGTTGGAACTTTGATGTCGCCAACAAAACCGTTAGTCGAGGTCACTGGACCTGAAAATGTAGTTGAAGCCATTGTATTACCCTTTGCATAAGGATTCGCTTTACAGTCTATGCAACGTCAGGAGGGCCTGTACCTGTCTGCAAAGCTAGTGATGCCCTGCCCTAAGAATACCTAAGTTTGCCAAAAATGCAATCTATGTTATGGTTCCTGCAGCCAACACAAGGAGATTCTCCGATGCCGCATAAGGATCCGGAGAAGCGTAAGCAGTATAGTAAAGAATACGGAGCCGAATGGTATCAACGGAACCGTGAGAAAACTCTTGCGCGGACACGTAAAAGAAAACAAGAAAAACGAAAAGAGTGGAAAGCATTCAAGGCAGGGTTATCCTGCCTTTTTTGTGGAATTCAACATGAAGCCGTGATCGAATTTCATCACCCTGATGGTTCTGACAGTTACGACACAAAAGTACACAATTTTGTACAAGCAGGACAGTGGAAACGAGCATATAAAGAAGTGGAAAAATGTATCCCCTTGTGCTCTAACTGTCATCGCATTCTACACCATAACGAAAGGCTAGGGGAAAATGATGCTCAATGAAGAACAAATAAAAAACTGGGAACATTTCAAAATCGCAGACAAAATCTGTGAACGTGCACGTCGGGGCCTACCACAGGATCGTTGGATGCGTGGTGATCAAGAGATGTTCGCTATGGTGAAAGCTTATATGGACCTAGTGAGTGCTATGAAAAGTATGCACGACGATATGATAAACAAAGGTCTCGAATCGATGGGAATAGGGGAAGACTAGCTCCCCCTACCCTATTTTTATGCGCCCGGTGAACCGAACACTGCGCGTGGGTCGCTGTAGCCAAAGCTATAACGCTCACGAGCTTTATAACGCATGTTACCAGTGTCGAAGTCGGCTTCCATGCCTGTTGACATTGGTGTGCGCTCGAAGTGGATGAATCCACGAGGTGCGTCAGTTAGGATAAAGAACGCATCTGGGTCCGTTAGGAAGTCGTTAACGGCATAACCGTTAGGCAACATACCCATTGAACGAATTGCGTTTGTGTCGTTATCCGCTGTACCTACACGCAAGTTAGAAACCATCAAACGCTCTGCAACGAATTGCAATTGACGTGGGATGATCAACTTTGTGCCGCGTAGAGCAACTTTTAGACCACGCTCATCAACAAAACCTGCGATATTGATCAAAGCATCTTCTAGAGATGTTTCGTTCAAATCGGCAGCTACTGTTGGTTCGTTGGCAAATGTGCCACCTGATGTCAGTGGGTGATCAGTTGCACAAAGTGCTTTACCGTCGCCACCCGCTGAAGCACCGCCTGTAAAGGCGTTGTTAAGAACCGCAGCGGCCTTAACTTGCTTGGTGTGTGCCATAGAACGAGCCAACGCACGAGTATAACGCGAACCAAGACGATCATAAAGATTGTCTTCGACTGCTTCCTCTGTAATAGAGAACGCAAGTGCGATAGTCTCGTGGTTGTAACGAGCAGTGTATGCTTCGTTAGCGTCGTCATAGTTAATTGCAGAACCTTCCGATTTGGTAGGTGCCGCACCGAACCCTGATAACATAACCTCTTCCTCAAATGCACGATCTGAAGATTCAGTTGTGTAGATCTCGGCATGTTGGTTTTCGTACCGGGAGTACTCCATACCAAACAAGGCGTTAAGACCGGGTTCCAACTCTTTCGCTAGTTGTGCGCGAGAGATAGCCATTAGTCAGTCTCCTTATGCCAAGCCTAGGTTGGACACTGTACCCGCTGCAACTGCACCGTTAGATGCGTTGAAGTGGTTGTTCAACCGTACGATTAGTGGAATGCCTGCCGCAGTGTAGTCCGCATTTTCAGCATCGTCTTGGATACCGATAATACGCATCTGCAATGTTGCGGTGGCTGCGATTGTGCTGACAGCTAGTTTGCCTGATGAGATACCTGTAGCTGTTACGCCTGCATCTGCGTCTGCAAAGTTAGCATTTGCGAACACATGACCACGAGCAGTTGCTTCATTTGTCAACGAAGCGTCTGACGCAATCACGAATGTTTGCATTGGGTTGTCATACACGTATGCAATGACGGGATGGTTAGAATCCGCGCCAGAGCCGGGCCAATGATTTGACCATACCATTTCACCAGTAGTGGACGAAACGTACTTACAGCCCCAGAAAACACCTAATACACCTACTGTGCCACCTGCCGCTGCGCCAACAATGTCAATAAAGCCAGTTGCAAGCGGAATAACAGGAGAACCTTGGTAGATCGCGTTAGTGTTTCCAGAAGCAATACGATACTCGGTCGCACCAGTGGTGTTCGCGCCCTGTCCTTGGACGCCAATCGGACGTAGTCCGAATGCACCGTTAGTGTTTGCCATCGTAGCAATCCTTTAAATTAATCAGCGTCTCGTCTTGAGCCGCCGAAAGTTACACGACTACGCCTATCGTTAGAGATAGGCATTGAAGGATGTTGTTCCTTCATCAAGTCCTGATCCACAGCTAACATCTGTTCGCGGGTACGGCCCCCGTAATACTCGTTTCTTTCAGCGGCTGTTTCTTCAGGTATACGGCACAACATCAGACCACCTTGACCGATAACCCCTTGATACTTGCCATCATCGATGACTGGAGTTTCGTAATCTGGATACTCATCAGCACGGACGGGTTCCCATCCTTCACGTAGCTTAGAATGGACATTCATTTTGTCCTCTTCACCACGCATTGCTACTCGAATCCAACGATGCACGTACCCATCAGGTGCGGGTGGTGCAGCAAGGTGACTGGGCGGTGCCCATGGTTTTCTGCGCGTTTCAGTTTCGCGGGTTGCGCTTGCGCGCGGTTTTCTATCTGCCATCTTTTAATCCTTCACGTACTTAGCGTATTCTTCAAGAGGTACGCCTAGTTTTTTCGCAATAGCTACTTGTGAATGCGTCAACTTGACAGACCTGCGCCCCTGTTTGTTACTGCGGGATGCGGAGGAACTAGCAGAAGCGACCTGACTCCCTCCACCCGATTTTTTAGCCGTTTGGAACTTGTGTGGAAACTCCTTCCGAATACGGCTATCAACCTCAGTATAATACTCGTCGGTGTTTGGGTCAAATCCTTCTTCATCGACAAGCTGTTGGTGGATCGCAAATGCCGCAGTCGTCATGACTCGGTCACTTCCAAACCACTCGTTCTTTTCTGCCCAAGTCTGAGCCTTTGGGTCAGGCGTAGGCATCTGTTGTTGCTGTGGTTGCGGTTGTGGTGCAACTTGAGGTTCCGCTTGTTGCGGCCTCTGAGCCTCACGTTCCGCACGAGCCTTTGCACTATTATAACGCTGAGTCTCAACAGCAATATTAGACAAAGCCTGTTGGGCCTCGATCATTCTATCTGCATCGCCAGACTCATACGCCTCTTTATAGGCTCGTTTAGCTGCTTCCGTTTGAGACTGCAAACGTGTCCCATACTCAGAGAGGTAACCTGTGTCTAGAGCCTGCATACGAGACTTCAGCTTATTGTTCTCTTCTATAAGCTGTTGAGACAAACGAACTGCTTCCGCTTTATCCCGCTCTTCTTGGCGATACTTCTCTGTAAGCTTTTTAATCCGATTCTGAACCCCTTTACTATAGGAGTCCAACTCATCAGAGGCTTGCTCAGAAGCTTCTACCGCTTCCTCAACTGGAGCCTCTTCAGTTTCTTCAACGACGATACTCTCTTCGTTTTCAACTGCGTCTTCTCTTTCTTCTGACATACCCTGTTCCTTAAACGTGTTTAATGTCATCAGGCTCTAACAAGGTTGCAATAACCTCGTCGTCATTAATGATGCGGACCTCCCCGCCATCAATCTTAAAACGCGACCCTGAATATCGACCAATACATACCCATTGGCCCTCTTCGCACCACGGCTCTGGATTAGGACCAAATTTGTCCGGATCCTTATAAGCCAACGGTCCAAGCTTCATAACGTATGCAACAACTGTCGCTACGCTCTCACGTTCCCGAACCTCGTCGGGAATGTACAGTCCACTCGCTGTCTTAGCTTTGCCTTGATACGGCATAACTAAAACCCGCCAACCTGTAGGCTGCGGGAGACGTTCGAGTAAAGGTTTGTCTAGAAGAGATGGGTCTAAGACCCGTTCTTTAGCGTCAACATATGCGCCTTCTAAAGAAGAAGAGTCTGTCTGAGACTCCTGTCGTTCTTTATTCATTTTCTGCGCAACGTGGTCAGGAAGATATAACGTCTTCGACATCGTCTACGGTTCCATTCAGCAGGGCCTTAATTTCGTCTTTTGCAAACGAGAGACCCCGTATCTCGCCTACTGACATTTTATACTGCTCCCAGTCCTTTACAGCACCGTGAGAAAGAGCTTCAGAGATATCCTCCTGACGCTCTTCTATCTTTTTATACAAGTGTCGAGCTAAGTCAACAAGATCCATTACAGGTTGTCCTTATACTCTTCTTGCCACATATCACAGGTGTTCTCGCCCTTACACACAAATTTTAGAGCCGCACAGTATCCCATAGACTCATCGCCAATGCACTTTTGCATGTCTTCTGAGGTGTCGTAGAAAGCACAGGACGCACAACACTCATCATTGCGGAATGCTACC